GTTCTACAGATGATACGATAGAAATTATTACTTCATATTTTGCAAGTAAAAATATTCCTGGTAAAGTTGTATTAGAACCCTTTAAAAATTTTTGTCATAATAGAAATTTTGCATTACAAGCTTGCATTGGAATGTCTGATTATGTATTACTTTTAGATGCTGATATGATTCTTGAAGTTAAAAATTTTAATAAAAAAGTATTAAATATTGCTTCTAGTTTTAATATTCTTCAAGGCAATGATTCTTTTTTTTATCAAAATGTGAGAATCCTTAAAAATAATGGTGAATATACATATAATGGTGTTACACATGAATATATTGATTCTCCCTCTAATAACACAACGTTTAATATTGAAAAAGATATTTTATTTATTAGAGATGTCGGTGATGGAGGATGTAAACAAAATAAGTTTGAAAGAGATATATCATTATTACTAGATGGTATTGAAGAAGATCCGAATAATGTTAGATATCATTTTTATTTGGCAAATAGTTATCACGATTGTGGAAGGTTTGGAGAAGCAATACATGTATATAAAAAAAGAATTGAATTAGGAGGTTGGTATGAAGAAGTCTGGTATAGTTATTATAGAATAGGTCTTTGTTTAAAAAATATGGGAAAAATAGAAGAGGCAATCTATTATTGGCTAAAAGGATATAACTTTTACAATGAACGTGTAGAAGGTTTGTATGAAATCATTCAACATTATAGAATTACTTCTCAACATAAATTGGCAGAAATCTTTTACAAAGAAGCAAGAAAAATTTTAGATTCAAATAAAAACAGAAATAGTTATTTATTTTTACATGAAGATGTATACTCGAGTAAAATATATTATGAATATACAATTATTGCTGCTTATTTAGGTATTTTTGATATTGATTATGAAGTTGTCAAGGTATTGAACTATTCTAAAGATAAAATAGAAATTAACAATATGTTGACAAATATGAAATTTTATAAAAATAAATTAACTCTTTCAAGTAAATTCATAATTGATAATACTATTCAAATAAATATTAACAATGAACCAACAAATTTTTATTCTTCTTCTAGTTGTTTAATTCCTACTATCAAAAATAGTAATGAAAATGGGTATCAAATGAATATCCGTTATGTGAATTATTATATAGACCAAAATGGTGGTTATTTACATTGTGATAAACATATTATTAGTATTAATAAATACGTTGAGTTTGATAGTGAAATGAACGTAATATGTGAAAAAATGATGCCATTAAAATTTGAGGATAGAAGATATATGGGTGTAGAAGATGTCAAAATTTTTAATGATATAGAAACAAATGATATATTATTTATTGGTACGGGTTTTCATACATCTAATCAAATTGGTATAGTTTCCGGTAAATATGATATAGAAAATTGTACTATGAATTATGATGAAATTCGCCCAAACTTTAATAATTCTTCATGTGAAAAAAATTGGGTATTCGTAAATTATAAAGAATCTACACATATAGTATATGACTGGTATCCATTGAAAATTTGTAAAATAAATCCAGAGGTGCATGATTTATCTGTTGTAGAAAAAAGAGATATGCCATATATATTTTCTTATATTCGTGGTTCGACATCTGGTTTTACATATAAAAATACAAATGGTAATAATGAAATTTGGTTTGTTGTTCACTTGGTTTCATATGAAAATCCAAGACACTATTATCATTTAGTTGTTGTTTTTGATGATAATATGAATTTATTGCGTTATTCCGCGCCATTCAAATTTGAAGAATCTCCTATTGAATTTTGTCTTAGTATTCTTGTAGAAGATAATCGTGTTCTAATAAATTATAGCACATGGGACAGAACAACACGAATTGGTGTTTATGATAAAAATTATATAGAATCCACCTTTGAAAAGGTGGAGCCAAACCTTTGATATTTCCACCTTTCTTAAAGGTATAGTGGAGCCAAACCTTTGATATGATTTTGCTCTACTTTTTATATTTTGGTTATACCTTTCATTTCAATAATTATCAATCATTGAAAAATTGTGATTACATTCATACATCATAAATAAATCTCTATTTTGTTGGTAAATTAAATACCAAATATTTACTTCCCATATGATTGTTTGTTTTTTGTGCATTATTTCTAAACAAAACAATTTCATTACTTTTGCAAATTCTAGTAAATATGTTTTGCTACCTCCAAACACACCACCGCCAAAATACCAACATATATCTCTGTATATATTTTTATTGTAATCAAAGTCAATATTCCAAATAGATGCAATTCTAACCGCATCATAGTTGCATTCCTTTAATCTCTCTATCTTTTGAATAAATACTTCATCAGAACATTTAAAAATATGTTTTATTCCAAAGTCTACCCAAATAAATTGATTTGTTTCATCGTCAGACATTTCAATCGCTAATTTTATCCACTCCGTTTTATGACATTGTGTAAACATAAATTGTATTGTATCCTTGTCTAGGTTATTACTAATGGGTTTAAAATTTTTGAGTGCATGTATATGTTCATATAAATAACTAGATTCTTTAACAAATGGAACAATCTTTGTATTATGATTTTCATAACATTTATAAATATCTATTATCGTTTCATCTATAAAAATTATTTTATTAATATTTGCTTGTAAAAGAGGAATACAATATTCTGTATATTTTTTATAATTATCATTCGTTTTTAAATACTCATTACTAGTGATATTCGCCATAAAAGCAGAAACTAATGTGACATTATTGGTCATTATATTTATTATTTATTTTATTTTTAAATATTATTATTTTTAAATATTATTATTTTTACATATTATTATTTGATATTGTAAGTAATATATCTTCATATGTTGTTTCAATAATAAAAGCTTTACAATCATTTACACCAATTGTTATAAAAAATCTATCATTGTATTTATGTAATGAACAATTAAATTCAATACAAGTATTTTTAAAAAATACAAATTCTTCTGAAATAACTACATTTTTTGAAGAAGTGTGAAATAGTATCCAACGATGCAACGTTTTTTCCTTATTTATATGAATTAAAAACAATCTTTCATATTTATTCAATTCAATTCCATTTGTAGAACCATGATATCCTTCCAATGCGTTTTTTATATTTTCTGATACTTCTATTTCTTCAAAATCATCTGCATCAATAGATTTTATAATAAATGGGTGCAAACTATAAATTACTTTATTTATATTTTCCGAAGTATAAGGCATCCAATTTTTTTCTACATTATTATTCGGTTTACAAGAAATAAAATTTTGTACTCTATTATTATGTATTTCTGCTTTAAATATAGAAGGTTTGCCACATTGATCTAATTCAGGTACATTTACTAGGATTGTATTTTTATCAATATATCTAATGTCTTCTAATCCTTTCCAAAAACATGGATATATAGGTAAGTTGTAATCATATTCCAAAAGCGTATAATCAAAATTTTCAATATCTACCTTATTTGAATCGGTTATTTTTCCTTCCAATGTGTAGTAAATTGAATTAGATATAGAACCATACAATGTATATTCGCGCAATGAATATTTTTTATAATTAACACATCTAACAAGAATTTGTGTATTTCCATTTTCATCAATATGCATAGATGGGTTCATTTCTACATAACTATTGATATCATTATACTTATCTGCAAAACATAATTTTGGAATAATAATAGGTATAATATCTTTTTTTGGAAATATCAGCATATTATATTTTATATACTATATTTAAATTTTTATAATGAAATATAATTGTTTTTATAATAAGATACGTTTTCCATAAAAATGGTATTGTTTATATTATATATTTTTATCATAACAAATGAACAATCTATATTCAATATAATATTTTTTTTATAATTTATATGTATTTCGTTATTACTCATTGGAAAAATAGTAGCATTGGATTCTTCATTATTGCATACATCAGATAAATGAATTAAAATAACTGCAAGCTGATTATTTTTTAAATTACTCTGTATACTTTTTATTTCATCATTGTTGGTGATATTCAATGTATAATAGGTAATTGGATGTATTTGTTCCGGGATAGTTATAGTGTTATCTAATAAAATAAGAGAAACATTTGTTTCTGAAATATTACTTGGTCCTATAGGTCCAGGTGGTCCTTGCTCACCAGGAGCACCATCTACGCCATCTAAATTTACATGATAATAACACTCATTTTCAAAAGAACCATGAATATTAGTTATATCTTTAATTATAATATGCCCTGTAAGTGAATTATAATACTGAATAGTACCTTCAAATGTAGATAATTCATCATTCATATTATTTGGAACTTCTGCTACTATTACAGAATTTCCGCTAATATATGCTAATCCTGTTTCTACATTAAAAGCCATAATGGCATTTTTAGTTGGTACAAAATTTAATGGATTTATAGTTTTTGTACAAAACCGATCGCCATCTTTACCTGATGGTCCGGTGGGTCCTTCTATTACTTCTGATATTATTTTTGGTATATATGAATGAATAGTAGGTTTTGCAGCTATTTGAATTTTTGGAGCTATTATTTTTCTATGTAAAGTGAATAAATAATGATTTCTATCCATTATATAAATTTAAAATATTTTATTATAACTAAATTTGTTATTGGCTAAAATATTTTAATTGTCATTGAATAATATGAATTTGTTACTGCAAGATGTTACTGCAAAATATTTCTATAATTTTTTATACATCTTTGTTATCATGTATGGTAACAAAATTATGATGACGGCAGCTGTGCGAGACACAATTTTATGGATCCCAAACTGGCTACATCATACTTCACAACAAGCGGTAAATCATTTTCCAAATAGACTTCAATTTGCTGACACAAGTTGGTGCATTTAATGAAATATCCCAAATTCTTCAAAGAAAATTCACCCTGAATCACCTTTGAGGAATCCTGCTTCAAAATGAAACCCATACTGCCATCAGACTCGGCACGATGAATTTCGGCAGACGCAAATTGTCCAGAACATTTAAATATGAGTTCATTTCCAACCGATTTAATTTCCAATTTATCAGAAATACAAGACAAATCACGAATAATCTTCTGAAAATCAACGGATGGTAGATTGATGATGGAAGAAAATTTAACATCTGGATACTGCAGCTCCTCTGGCTCTGGTTCAATAAGTCGCAACTTTTGCGTTTTACATTGCTTAATCTCTCCATTTTCAAATTTCAA